GTATTCTTTAAAGGGTTTAAGACTCGTATAGATAAGTCCCCTTGGTTTGCTGGTAAGTATAATGACAAGGCTTCAGAAGTTAAATTTGATAAAGCTATTACAGTACACTCAGGTCACTCAGAGCGTGAAGCATGGGAAGGCTATAACGTAATTGTAGTTATCCTTGATGAAATTTCAGGATTTGCAATTGACAATACAACAGGGCATGAGCAGGCAAAGACAGGTGCTGCTATATATGATATGTATCGTGCATCAGTAGATTCCCGTTTTCCAGACTTCGGAAAAGTAATTCTATTGTCATTTCCTAGATATAAAAATGATTATATACAGCAAAGATATAATGCGGTGGTGGCAGAAAAAGAAACTATAATTCGTGATCATAAGTTTAAAATGGATGAAGACCTACCAGATGATACACAGGGAAATGAATTCAGTGTAGAGTGGGAAGAGGATCATATAATTTCATATAAGATTCCACGAGTATATGCCCTTAAAAGACCAACATGGGAAGTTAATCCAGTTAGAAAAATTGATGATTTTAAAGTAGCATTCTTTACAAACCCACTAGATGCACTATCTAGATTTGCATGTATGCCACCTGATGCTGTTGATGCATTCTTTAAGTCAAGAGAAAAAGTTGAAAAGGCTTTTAATAAAGGGCACCTTGCAGTAGATAATTTTGGTAGACTTGAAGACTGGTTTATTCCAGATCCAGATAAAGAATATTTCTTACACGTAGACTTAGCTCAAAAGCATGACCATTGTGCAGTAGCAATGGGTCACGTAAACAAATGGGTTAACATTAAAGTTACTGATACATATTCACAACCAGCACCTATTGTAGAAATAGATGCAGTAAGATTCTGGACACCAACAAAAGATAAGTCCGTAGACTTTACTGAAGTAAAAGATTATATTCTTTCATTAAAAACACGAGGATTTAAAATTCGTGTATGTACCTTTGACAGATGGAACTCTCACGATATGATGCAACAACTAAAACAATACGGCATCAATACAGAGATTCTATCTGTCGCTAAAAAACATTATGATGACATGGCGATGATCGTGGCAGAAGAAAGATTATCGGGGCCACACATACAGTTGCTTATAGATGAATTGCTTCAGCTCAAAATAATGAGGGATAGGGTTGACCACCCAAGAAAAGGTTCAAAAGACTTGGCGGATGCAGTTTGTGGTGCTATTTACAATTCTATTAGTAGAAGTAAATTTGATACAAATGAAGAGATTAATATACATACGTATGAATCTATGAGTTATGACAACGACTTTGGAACAAAAAATGACGGAGAGACCGAATCATACAATATGATAAGGGCACCTAGAATGCCAGAGAACTTACGAGATGCAATGGACAGGATGACAATAATATGAGCACTTATCAAGAAAAAGCTAAAGAATGTAAATGCTGTGGAAAGCACGTTCCGCTACCAACAGTATTAAAAGAGTATAATGGAATAGTATTGTGTCCAACTACATTTACTAATGTAATTGAATATAAAAGAATTTGGAAGTCTGCTGGGTATAGGCCTATGGGTAATATTAGAAAGCATTTTTCTGAATATGTACAGCAAATAGTAGAAGAAACTATTGACAAGAATGAAGATGGCACGATACAATAGATCACTAAGCAACAATAGCTTAGTTGGTTAAAGCCCCGAACTCATAATTCGGTAATCGTAGGTTCAAGTCCTACTTGTTGCACAAGGAGATCACATGGATGATGATGAAAAACTATCAATGTATATAGAGATAGGTGCAGTCGAGTTGGCGGGCATGGATGAACATGGAGAATTTATTTTCCAGATCACAGAAAAAGCAAAAGAAGTTGCTCCAGAATTATGGAAGGCTCATCAAGAACATGTTGATAGGTCATTAATAGAGTTGTATGAAGCGGGATTAATAAAAGTAACGTATAACGATAATCTTGAAGCAATAATAGAAATGTCCAAAGAGGGTCACGAAATGGCCAAAGAGTTAGGTTTAGTAGAAATTAATATGCATGAGGAAGATATCCCAAACGATTAATTAAATGCCTTCGTAGCTCAGAGGATAGAGCAGGACTCTTCTAAGGTCTTGGTCGCAGGTTCGACTCCTGCCGACGGCACAATGCGGATGTTGCATATTGGTAGTGCCTCTGCCTTCCAAGCAGAAGGGGTGAGTTCGATTCTCATCATCCGCTCAAATAAGAAAAATGCTATACTATAAGCAAGTCAACTACAATAAGGAGAAATAAAATGGCAAATGATATACACCCAAATGCAGCAAAAGTAGTAGCAGCTGCAAAGAAATATGCAGACGAAAAGTATGCTGAAGGAAAGAACAACGACACAGTTTTTGGTAAATGGTACGGAATGAATAATCAACCATGGTGTGCGATGTTTGTTTCAAAATGTTTTAATGATGCAGGCCTAGTTCATCTAGTTGCTGCTTCAACAAAAAAAGGCTTTGCGTCATGTGATGCAGGAGCGCAATGGTTTGCAAAAAATAAAAGAATTGTTCCAATTGGTCAAGCTCAAGCTGGCGATGTAGTATTCTTTAACTTTGATAAGACTCCTACAGACACAGAGCACGTTGGTATTGTTGTAAAGAATGATGGGAAAAACTTACATTGTTATGAAGGAAACACTAGCGGAGACTCAAAAGGATCTCAAGCAAATGGTGACGGCGTATTCCTTAAGAAGAGAGCGTATAGCCTAGTAATGTCAGTTGCTCGCCCAGACTGGGATGCGGCAGCTCCAAAGGCGGCTACCGTAAAAGCTACAGTAAAGAAAAAGTAATGTACGAATACCATGTTAAGAAAGTAACTAACGTAGTAGACGGAGATACGATAGACGTAGAGATTGATTTAGGTTTTGATATATCTTTTAGCTCAAGAGTTAGACTAGCTGGAATTGATACTCCAGAAAGTAGAACAACCAACAAAGCCGAAAAGGTTTTAGGGTTAGAAGCTAAAGAGTATGTCAAGGCTAAGGTTAAAGATGCTAAGTCTGTTGTTATTAAGACAGAAAAAATGGATTCATCAGAAAAGTATGGACGTATCCTAGGATGGCTATTTTTAGATGGATCTAAAGTATCAGTCAATGAGCAAATGATTGCCGATGGTTATGCCTGGGGTTACCTAGGAGATACTAAGGTAAAAGACTTTGAGATGCTTGCTAAGGTAAGGGCTAAAAAGAAGTAGACAAACTACAAATTTTTTGCTATAATAATATATGGATCGCTCATTAGAGGGTCCATATATTAATTTATTCGCTTGAAAGGGGAATATAATGGTAACAACAACACTGGATTTTTTTAATGATCCATTTTTCATTGGTTTTGATCGCCAAATTAAAGATCTACAGAATATAACTAGAAACACTTCAAACTATCCACCTCACAATATCTCTAAGGTTAAAGGGCCAGATGAGATGTATGTAATTGAGCTTGCTTTAGCGGGATTCAATAAGGAAGATATTGAAGTAGAACAGGATAAGAATGTTCTAACAATTAAGGGCGCCGCCCACGAAGACCCTCTTAAAGAATATCTTTATAAGGGAATTGGGGCACGTTCATTCGTTAAAACATTTTCTCTTGCAGAGTATGTAAAGGTTAATTCCGTAATTATTTCAAACGGAATCTTAATGGTAGGACTAACTAAGTTTATTCCAGAAAGTGAAAGACCAGTAAAGTTCAGTATTCATGACTTTGATGCAGAGGATAGCTTCGGAGATTTAAGAGATCTTCCAGAAGAAATGTCTGCAACAAAGACAAAAAGAACAAAGAAATAGTATAATAGAAATCTGCACCCCTTCATCGGGGAGTCGCAGATAGCGGGCCGCTACCCGCAGGATGGACCTGAGTATGTCCACAAACTGCTCACCAACATTTAAGGAATAGGTATGCCAGTATACGAATACAAGTGCTCATATGACGATGCACATGCAACAATGTCAGTTCATAGATCAATAACAGAAAATGATCCAGGATACAATTGTGTTGAATGTGAGTCGGAAATGATAAGACACTTTACACCGTTTGGCATACAGTTTAAAGGTAATGGTTTTTATAAAACAGATAACTCTTAATTAATTAAACATACTACTATGATATAATTACTAAGTAAACAAAAATATTGTTTTACTTAGGAGAACCCTAGTTGACTAGAAGGATTAAATATTTTTTAACCAGCCTTTTTATAATCGGCTGGCTTTTCCTTTTTAGTCCTAACTTTGCAAATGCTGATGAGCCACCAGCGCCTTCAGAGCAAGTTGTCGTAAGCCCTGCACAGCAGGCAGTTAATACAGCAATTGCAGCAGCAACTACAGAAGTTTCACAAGCTGTAGCAGCATCAGATACAGCAGCAATAACTATAGCCACTGCAGTTGAATCAGTAACAGCATCTAACACTGCGGTAGCGGCAGCAACTACGGCGGTAGCGGCAGCAACTACGGCGGTAGCAGAAGTATCAAATGTATCTTCAGCCGTAGAAACAGCAGTAGCAGTTGTTCAAACAGTTACTTCAACGGTAGCATCCGTTACAGAAGCCGTAGCAGCAATCCCAGTAGGCGCCACAACTCAGACACCAGAAGTTGTAACGGCACAAACAATAGTAACGCAAGCCGTTACTACCGTAGATTCTGCGACAGTTACAGTGATATCAACAGCAACTCCTTTAATGACAGAAACCCCAACCACAGTTGCTCAGGTAGCGACTGCAATTGCGGTAGAAGTTGCACAATCAGAGACAGCAACTACTTTAATTCAAACAGCCCAAACATCAATAGACACCGCAACTGCCACAGTAGCAACGGCAACCACGGCGGTAGCGGCAGTAACTACTGCAACCACAGAGGCACAAACACAATTAACTCAAGCAAACGTAGCAATTAATAACGCTCAAGATGCAGTCAACGCCCTTGCGGCAACTATTGGTACGACCACAAATGTTTTATCTAATGTAGACGATCAAGGTGTTCGTATGAATCTTCCGTTTAATTTACAGATGGGTGGAGTTACATATAATAATGTTTACGTAGGATCCAATGCAACTATTACTTTTGGAGTAAACGAAGGTGGAACTTATCATACTACTCCCAATGCACCT